CCCGCTTTAGAGCCTGCTGGATGCGCTGCGCGTCGGCGGTGGTCTGCGTCGCCCCGTCGAGGCGCACCCGCACCCGTAATTCGCTATCTTGACCCATACCCTGCCCCTAGAACGACTTGCCGCCGCGCCCGCTCAGCCACCTGAGCGCTTGTTGAGCACCTCCAGTGCCGCCGACTCCATCAGCCGCAGCGCGTCAAACAGCTCGCGGCGCCGGCGCTTTTTAACGCCAAGGAGATCGCAGACTGTCGGCAGCACCTCGTAGCGCAAGCCGATCACCCCGCCCATGCCGCCCACCGCCCACTGCGTCTGCAAGGCCGCGAACACCTCCACCGCCTGCCAGTGCTCGGGCCACACCTCGCAACCCTCGCCGTCGTCGAAGTCGCCGGGCTCGAAGCCCATCGCCAGCAGCCCGGCGTCCAGCGGCGCCTGGCACAGCGCCTGCGCCGCCGATGTCAGTTTCCCAGGCGGGACTCGAACAGCGCGCCGATGTAGGCGCCGATCAGGTCGCGGCCGGCCGCCGGGTAGGTATCGAGCATCCCGGCCAGCGCTTCGCGCGAGAAGGGCAGCGGCTGGTCATCGGCGTCGAGCACCTCGGACCAGCCGACCATCACCTCGCCCAGCGACACGAGGTGATCGACGCCCTCGCGCGCCTTGATCCAGGCCTGCATCCCGGCCTTGGTCTGGTAGCGCCACTCGACCTGGAAGACGCCCGGGTCGGTGGCGCCGGGGATGGTGATCCGGGCTTCGGCGGTGAACGTCGCCGGCGGATTGACGGTCTTGAACATCGCCGCCCCTTAGGTCGCGTAGCGCACGGGCTGCGCCGAGAAGGCCAGCGAGATCGGCGTCTTGAGCACGTCATTGCCGCCGATCTGGGGAACGCGGGCGATTGACCAGGTGGCGTTGGCGACCAGCTTGCTGCCGTTGCGGAAGGTGATGAGGAGGCCCACCGGGGTCTTGGCATTGTCGGCGGCGAGTACCGTGGCGTACCACGGCAGGGTGATGTCATCGTGGGTGATCAGGTTCAGGCGCTGCGGCGAGCGGATCGTCGGCGCCTCGCGGCTGTCCTCGTCGTCCACCTCGGTGAGGTCGATGAATTGCTGCTCGCCACCCGAGCTGCTGATACCGTCGGCGCGTACCTGCGAGAGGTTGGTCCAGCCGGTGGCCGCGGCGATGCGGCGGATCGAGCCGATGCCCTGGCCGGCCGGGAAATTCGCGGTCGCCACCGTGTTGATCCCTTCCAGCGTCACGTCGTTGGTGGCCACCGTCTTGGCGCGCACGATCCGCCCGTTGAGCCGGCCCCAGCCCGAGGTCAGTTCCAGATAGTCGCCAACCACGACGCCGTGCGACGCGCCGAGCGTGGCGACCGCCTCGGCGGCGTTGGTCAGCGCCGACATGGTGACCGACGCGCCGTAGGTCGAGGCGATGGCGAAGATGGTGCCAGAGGTGAGAGTGCGCATGCGTGCTGCTCCTGTAGGTTAGGTGGTTGGCGGCTGAGGGGTGGGCGTCACGCGCCCTCGTCGTAATAGGCGGTGGTCCAGGTTTCCTGCCACCACATGTGACCGTCACGAAAACCCGCCAGCGTGCTCTGGCGTCTGGCCAGCAACTCGTGCTCGGGGTCGATGCTCCAGCCCAGCAGCGCCGCCCGGACCTGGCCGCGCAGCGCGTCCATATCGGTCTCGGCGGCCTCGCCGGTGGCGTCGGCGACATTGCGCACGACCAGCACGATGGCCAGGGTGACGCGCACCAGCTGTCCCTCGCCATCGTCCAGGTCGGTGTCGGTATCGCCCGCCTCGTCGACGGTGAAGACATAGGCGGCCGGCGTCGCCGGCGGGTTGTTCTCGGTGGCGCGCTGGAATCCGGCGGCGCCAGCGACCAGCTTGAACGCGGACACTTCGGCCAGCAGGCGGGCGATGATCGCGGCGATCATGATTCAACGCTGCTGGTGCGGGCAAAGACGCGCGGCTGCGTCTCGAACTCGACCGTGCGCGCGGTTGGCGACACGGCCAGCGCCGCGGCGCCTTCGAGCTGCGAACGGCCGGCGGCGATGTCGCGCAGGTAAGCGCGCGCATCCTCGTAGTCGCGCCGCGCCGCCTCGCCTGCCGCGTCGCCGAGCAGGCGGTAGCGGGCGATCACGCAGGCAATGCGCAGGATGCTGGCCGACACCGGCGAAACTGGCACGCTGTAGCGCACGCCCAGGTAGCTGTCGATCTCGGCGTCGGCGTCGGCCAGCGCGTGGTCGACGCCGAGCACCGGCAGCACCGTCTCGCGCTGGGCGACGTCCTGCGCGTAGCGCTGTTCGAGGTCGGTGCGGGTGGCGTACGGCATGGCTACTCGGCTTTCGCGCCGGAGGCCGGCCGCGACTTCTGCGCCGGCTCTTCGATGGCGCCGACCGCCAGCAGCTGCGGCGCCTGCGTCTTGTCGTCCAGCTCGATCGGGTCGCCGGCGGCGTAGGGCTCGCCGTCGTGGTTGATCGTGGTCAGCGCGGTGTAGGTTTTCTTGGCCATGGTTGCCTCGTGAAATGGCTTGGTGCGGCTGCAGGGCGCGGGCGTGGTGCCCGCGCCAATCAGGATCAATCAGGATCAGGAAGGATCAGGCGACCGCGTTCTGGAACCAGTAGCCCAGGTCGGTAGCGCACACCACTTCCTTGACCCGCTCGCCGGCGCGAACCCGCTGCGAGCCGGTCAGGCCGATCGTCGGCGCGTCGATGGTGCCGGCGACCCGGCCACCCGCCTCGGCGGTGAAGCCGAAGGTGACGCCGGCCTGCGGCCCCGCGGCGCGGTCGCGATACAGGAACGCCGCGTGCTTGCCCCAGACCCGAGCCAGCGACACCGACTGCCCCTTCTTGGCGCTGTTCGCGAAGCCGGCGCCGACCAGCACTTCCTGCAGCTCGAAGAAGTCTGCAAACTCCATCCGGGAGACCATGCCGGCGCCCTGCGCGGTGCCCTTGATCGCCTGCACCAGCTTCGGGTGCCGGCGGGTCTTGGTCCACGCGGCCTGGCCGAAGACCGCGATGTTCGGGCGCATCACCGGAACGTCGAGCGCGTCGCCGATCGCCGACACCGGGTTGGAGTTGGTCTCATCGGACCATTGCGAGGTGCCCGAGAGCGTCGCCTGGTTGCCGCCCGCGTAGCTGTTGGTGTTGAACACCAGGTTGGCGACGCGCTGCTCGCGGGCCAGATTGATCAGGTTGGCCAGGTAAGCGACGGCCATGCCCAGCGGATCGATGCCCTGATTGTCGTCGGTGATGTCTTCGTTCGGCACCAGGTCATCCAGGCCCCAATCGACGACCTTGTCGTTGACTTCGGTAGCCGAGAACTCGACCTCGGTCGGCGCCGACTTCCGACCGACCTTGGTGTCCGGGATCGTGAACCCATCGCCGAGGGTGTACTTGAGGTACTTGAACTCGGCGGCGGTCGGCGTGCGCGGCAGCACCTGGTCGGCGATCAATGCCACGTCCGGGTTGCGGTAGGCGATGGCGATGGCGGTGAGCTGCGGGTTCATCGGGAACGGCCGCACGGCGCCGACGCCGATCAGCAGCAGATCGGCAGACGAGGGGACGTGCCAGCCGACGGCATAGAGCGCGGCGATCAGCGCCCCGGCCAACAGGACCGGAAGGAAATGCTGCAGGCGAAGGTTCTTCATGGGGATGGGGCTCCTGGTATCGGTGGAAAGTAACGGTGCTTCGGGGAACAGATCGCGCCGGCGGGCTCTTACATCACGCTCGGGGCGATCAGCACCGGGGCGATGTCGCCGGCCGCGGTGGTGACCTGCGCAATGCCGATCGCGCGGTTCGTCGAGGCCGCGGCAACACCCTTGCCGTTGGCGTCGGCGGTAACCAGCGCACCGCGGGCCACCGTGCCGGCGAACTCGACCTCGGCGATGCCGGCCTGGACGATGTCGACGCGCTCGCCGGAAGCCGGGCCAACGGCGCCGCAAACCCCGATCGAGAGATCAGATGCCGCGGCAGCCTGGACGACTTCACCGTCGTTCGAGCCGAACTTGACGATGCGATTGGCAGCGATGGCGGCGGTAGCCGTGAAATTGCGGACAAGCGTTTCGTTTGCCATGGATCACACTCCCTTGCTGTTGATGACATGCGCCACCGCCGCCGGCGTCGAGACACTGATGCCCGCCGCGGCCTGCGTCGTCTGGTACGACAGGGACGCCTCGGCGATCGCCTTGGCGTTGCCGGTATCGAGCCCGGCCAATCCACCGGCGGGCTTCTTGCCGCCCGATTGCGTCTCGCCGGGCTTCATCACCACCGGCGCGGCGTCCAGGTAGGCGGTCAGCGAGGCGAGGTTTTGTGCGCCGAGGGTGCGCGCCCAATCGGCGGTAGCCGGGGTGAGCTTGCCAGCCGCCAGACCGTCTTCGACGACTTTTGCCACCTTGCCGGCGTCGATCTCGGCGGTCAGCGCGGCCAGCTTGCCCCGTACCGTGGCGTGCTCGGCCTGCAGCGCCGAGAGCGTCGCCACCGGCACGAACCGGGCCGGGTCCGGCGGCGTGGCGATCTGCGCGCCGAGCGTCGCGATGTTGGTCTTGAGCGCGGCCACAGCCGAGAGCGCTTCCGCCTCGGTCGCCGTATCCTGCAGGCCGAGTGCGGCCAGCAGCTTCTTCAAGGTTTCGGGCATTGATTGCTCCTGTGTGGTGGATGGTGGTGCGAACAGCTCGGCCGCCAGGGCGGCGAGATCGGTCAGGCCGTCGAGGCCGGGGTCGTTGGTCAGCGAGGCGTGCAGCAGGCTGAGCACGCGCCCGCTCGTCTTGTCGTAGGAAAACACCGGGGAGAGATAGCGGTACTCGCGCTCGGCGATGTGCCTGGCGGCCTGCGCCGTCCATTGCACCCCGAGCGCCCACAGACCATCGCCAGGACGCCATTCGAGCTGGCGGAACCAGCCGGCGGCCGGCGCTTTATCGCCGCTGGCCTTGGCGCGCCTGATCGTGGCGTGCTCGTAGTCCACCACCCGATCCGAGGTGCGCGCCGCGGCCTCGGCCACCAGGCGCGCGCCGTCCTCGTCGGTCATCACCCAGGTGGCCACATCCTGCGGCCGGCCATCCCACGAACGGAAATTGCCAGCCGGCAGCAGGCGTAGGTCGGCGGGCGCCGCGCCCGCAGCCGACAGATCCACGCCGCAAGCAGCGATGGCCGCGGCATGGGCTGCCGCGGCCGAACAGCAGGCGACCCTGGAGGACAAAGCCCCGCCGGCCAGGGCGGCGCTCCGGCCAAGCGCTGGTGAATTCGAGAGGGAACGGGAACGCGACATAGCCGCATTGTCTGGCCGCGATCATCGCCAGACTGGTCTGAAGCGCTTCACGACCTCCGCAGCACGCGCGCGCGCGAGAATCGCCGCTTGCGGGGAATGCGCAGGCTGATGCGCACACGGATGGACGGGAGAGTCTGGTAAAAACGATCCTAAGCCAAGGCTATCTTGGCTGCCATGAAAAAGCGCCGACCAGCAAGCCGGAGATCAGCACCGGCCCCTGCAACAACCTTTCAAGGGAGGCTGTTGCCGGGCGATGACCTATGCGCTACGCGGCGATCGGTCGAAAATAGCCCTTGAGGCATGCGGTCTCGCGAACGCATATCTGGATGTGGTTGTGTCTGCGAAACCCCGCCCGTGGGTACAGAGGACAACCTTCCAGGAAGGGCGCGCGGATGGTGTCGTAAGACGGTTCCCCGCGCCGTTCCCGGTAGGTGTGCAAGTAGTTGATCACCGCGCAGTCCAGAAAGCGACCCGCCTTGTCCGGCGTCGGCCCGACGTTCTTGGGCGGTGGCGTGCCGACCTTCCTGAAGGTCCTGATCAGCTCGCGGTGGACGTCAGCGACCTGTTGCAGTCCAGCGCCATCGAAAAGGTCGAGGCAATGCTTCAGATCGATAATCGCCCCAAGGACGAATGGGTCGCCGATCTTTCCTTCTTGCTGTCGATGATTGGCCCATTGCAGCGCTCGGCCAGGGTTCCCCTCCCAGAAGTAGATGCCGTGTCCCAGCCAGTCATACTTCTTTTCGGACCACTTGAGGTGAGCCTCGTCGCCACAAAGAAGGCGCTCACCAGTGCTCCTGTCGCAGCCGTGAAAGCCGAGCACGAAGCTCGGCTGAAACTCGTACTCCGACCAGATGCCCGGCATTACCGGCGATACGGTTCGGTGAGTTGTCCCGACTCATCGATGAGCCCGGCTCGGCGGAGAAAGTCGGCGGCGCTTTGTTTCGAGTCTCGGATCTCCCGACCAAAAGCCTTGATGTCCGCACGGCGCTGGTCCGGCGTCAATGGGCGCACCACGCGGCCGGGGACCTGCTCTCCAGCCACGGCGGTGGGGATCTCCCTCTGCGCACCACTTTGCTCCAATCGGTGTTTCATGGTAGGCCCTCCATCCGCCCGCGACGGCTCCATTTGACCGCGCTGGGCGTGCAAAAAGCCGCGTTCCGGGCGGCTTGGCTCTGGCGGCTACGGTATCACAACCCGTCTTGGAGTCAATCCGCGGCGTTAAATTTCGCTGAGAGAATAGGAGAATAGGGGTCTCTATTCTTTCCTATTCTCCCTGACCCCTATTCCCCCTACTGGATCAATCGTAGCTGGATCTCGCCCTGCATACGCCAGCCTCACAGGCAACTTGAGTCAGCCTGCCGCCTGTGCCTCGCGCCTCATAGAGGGTGACATTGCCCTTCTGCTTGAATCGAACAGGCTGGCCGACAAGCGGGAAGCCGGTATCCGATAAGAATTGAACGACCTTCAGCGTTTCGGTATCCGCGGTGCCAACCGCGTCAGCGGTCTTGACGGCAACAGGGGAGATTGGCTGGAGAGGCTGAACAATGGACGATTCCTGCGGCGATGTGCTGATACGCGAAGCGAGGGCCGCCGCGATTTCCGCGGCCGCGTCGGTCAACCCCTTGCGCATGATGCGATCGGCTGGCGATCCGGACATCCCTCCGAAGCCGTTTTGCCAGGTCACGCCGGCGAGGATCTGCCCAGTCTGCGTGCTGCTCATGCGTGCGCTGGCGCTTTGCGGCTGCTGATCGTATCCGCCGGCGGCACGAACGACGAGAATCGCGTCGATCCCCTGATTTCTGAATTTAGCCAAAGACTCTGGTTGGTTGATCTGCACTTCATTCAGATTCATCCGTACCAGCATGCTCGAAGTACTGGAGGCGTCTATGATGATGAACCCCATGTTCGAAAGCTCAACGCCAACCGCTTCGGATAGCATGCCGCCGCCGGGGGCGAAGGCAATCACCTTGACGACCTGCTGCCGCTGGCCGGAAATAGGCTGTGACGAGATCTTCGAGGAAGCACATGCGGTCACCAGGCTGATTGACAGCGCCACGAGTACGGCGCGAATGCCCTGGATCAGTTTCTTCCGATGGTTCATGATCCTTCCATTCTCGGGAGACGGTTCGTTCGAGTGCGCTGAACGTGCAAAAAGCCGCGTTCATGGCGGCTCGGTCTGGCCGCCACGGTATCACAACCAATTTTGGAGTCAATCCGCGGCGATCTCAAAGACTTCATCAGGCAGTTTGCCGAGCAATCGGCCGCCGCGGACCCGACGCTGCGCGCTGCTCCTGGCCCCGTTCACCACGAGGGCGAAATCCTCAAGCTGTTGCGGCGCATAGCTGGAAAATAGGGGTTAGACCCCTATTCTCCTTGGGGTCAAGGGCCTCGAGCCGATCACGGATGAGATCCGAGTTGCCTAGCGCCGCCGACAGTATCTGCTGCAGCGTGCGTGGCTTGCTCTCCGAAAAACGCGCACGCCGGTAATAGACAGTCTTCTGAGTGGAGGTTGCCACAATCGCCTCGATCGTAGTGTGTGGATACTACGTAACCCGTCCATCAACGCCATACTTGATTACATGGCTTGACAGAACCAGCGTTAAAACCCGCGTTAAACGGGTATACGTTCAACGATCGCAGCATGGGCAATAGTGCGGGCTGGGGCAAGACCAAAAGCGCCTCAAATCGCGTTTGTGGTGGGCTGGCCTCTGCCACCGAGAATCGCCTCGGCGAGCACGCTCTCGATGCGCTGCGCGAGGGCTGGCGGCAGGCCGCGCTGGGCGTCGGGGAAGAACGGGCGAGCGGGGATGTCGCCCCATAGGTGGGGGAACCTGGATTTCTGGCCACCGAACTGTTGCATGGCCGCATAGACCATGATCGACCGGATTTCGACGGCATTGCCGGCGACCCGGTACGCGAACTTCTTCGACAGCGACTTGGACTGACCGATCAGCGGCTTCTTGGCCGCCAGCAGGAGCTTGCCGCGGGCCGAGACCTGGCCTTTCTTGGTAAAGCTCTTGCCGTCACGGTGCAGGTAGGCAGCCAGGGTGCTGTCGGCGTTCGCCGCCCAGGGCTTGCCGTAGGGGTCCTGCGAAAGCGCAAAGCGCTCCTTGGTCGATTCCATCACCAGTTCGCCGATCGCCTTCAGCGCCGGGCGCGGGTTTTGCAGGCCGCGCAGCAGGCGGGCGATGGGCTCGCCGATGCCGGTGTCGATGACGGTGATCCGGATCATGGTCTATACTCCCATTGAATCGGCGAGCTGTGGAAATTCGGAGTCCACGGGCTTGGAATCATTGGATTCCCCTGGATGGAGGGACGTCCGGCCTCCCGCCGATTCACTTCAATACCTCGTAGTGACCGCCGGCTATGCCGCCATCGAGGCCGGCCGCCGAGGTTCTGAACGCCGAGACGATCAGGTTCGTTTCCCCCTTCTGCTTTTTGAGCTTGAACGCGAACTCAAGCGCCAACTTGACTTGGCGCGTGGCGTCGCCCGTTGTCGGCGGCGGCCCGATGAACAGCAGTTTGCCGCTGCGGTTGTCGAAGAGCAGGCGCTCGGGGTCGGCGACGATCTGCGGCAAGGTCTGCCAGTCCTCGGCGCTGAGCGCATCGCCGGCCAGTTCGTGCCGGCGCGCTTTCGGGCCGATGACCAGGCCGTCCTGGATAGCGACCTCGGCGGTTGCCGGGAGCAGATGCTTGTTCTGCTCCAGCCAGGAGACGGTCTCCGGCGAGAGCGCGCCAACCACCTGCAGCCGCCCGCGTTTGACCGGATCAGCCAGCACCTCGGATAGCCAGCTGTCCCATGCGGCCTGAGTGGCGGACCTCACCACCGCCGGCAGCGACGCATCGAGCGCGGCGCCGATCGGCGCCGGGAGCGTGCCGACCTTGCCGTCGACCAGCGCTCTCAGTTCGCCGGCGACCGATGCACCAGGTGCATACGAAAAGCCCCGGTCAATGCCCTGGATGTTGCCTTGGGCCGGCGCGTCGGCCGGGCCTTTGCCGCTGGCGATGGCTTTCAGATAGTCGCTTTTTGACGCGGGGATCACCCGGCAGTGGCAGCCCCAGCCGTTCGGCGGGAAGTGCGTTTTCCAGAAGGGGTGATCGGGCGGCAGCGTCAGGCCGTCCCAGGAGACGTGCAGCGGCCGCGGGTACAACACGCTGTCGCTGTGCTTGTAGCGCCAGTAGGGCAGCACTGACTGCAGCTCGGGGGCGTTGAGTTGCTGCCAGCGGCCGGCGGCGTAGCTGGTGGCCATGTTGGTCTGGTAGATGACCCTGGTGCGCCAGGCGATGCCCTGCTTGCTGCCTTCGCCGGTCCAGCCGGTCCAGCCATGGCGGGCGACGATGGCCTTGAAGTCCTTGCGGAACGCTTCCAGGCCGGTGCCGTCGGCGATCGCGCGCTCGACGGCGGCGTTGAGGTCGGCGAGCAGATCGGCGCCCTGGGCGCCGGCGACGATGAAGCTGCGGTCGTGCTCCTCGCGGAGGATGTCGTCCCAGCGCTCGGTGGGCAGGTTCGTCTTCTGGCGGAAGAAGGCGAGCTGCTCGGCGAAGGGCCGGTGGTAGTCAGACATGGTCTATCGCAGCGCGCGCCACTGCGCGCCATCCCAGCGCAGCAGGAGCTTGCCGTTGGCGTCGGCGACGCCGGAGGCCACGTGCGCCAGGAAGATCGCCCGCAGCGGACGGTGCGTTTGCGCGCCTTCCTGCACCAGTTTCATCGCCGTCTGGCTGCGTGGATGCCTGGCCCATTCGAGCGGATCAGCCGGCCCCTGCATCGAATCCTTGCCGGGCCGCTTCGTCACGCACATCCGCCAGGCCGGCCAACTGCGCGACCGCGAAGCCGCCGGCCATCACCGCCCGCAGGTCGTCGAGCGGCAGGCCGCCGTACGCATTGATCAGCGACTCCTGCAGCGCTTCGAGGCTGGTGGCGCTGGCCACCAGCTGCTCGACGTGATCGAGCACGGCGCGCCAGGCGTCGGCCGACTCCAGCTGCAGGCGATCGGCCAACAAGGTGGGTGGCGGCGGGTCTTCGTCCGGCGCGGCGGTCGTGGTCAGCGCGGCGATGCCGCTACCGCCACGGCCGCCGCCAGGCGCGGCATGCATCGCGGCGGCGGGCTTTTGCGCCGGGCCGGCCGGGCTTGACGGCGTCGAAGCCGGTGGCCCGGGCTCTGGCGCTGCGCCAAGCACCTCCTGGCCTTCGTCGGCGATGGGGATCTTGAGCTTGTCGTGCGCCCAGGCGACGGGGATGCGCATCTTGATCGCCGATAGCTTCGGCAAGGCGTCGGCGAAGCCTTGCAGATCCTCGCCTTCGCTGGTGTCGAAGACCAGGCGCGGGCAACGGCGCAGGCCGTCGACGCCGCCACGGTTGAGGGCCAGCAGCGGGTACAGCAGATCCCGGGTGATCGTTCCGGCGATCTGGCGGGCGTCGGCCAGGAGGATGTCGTGGCGCACTTCGCGGTGCAGATCCGCGTTGCCCGAGCCGAGCCCGGAGCCCTTGGCCTCGGCGCTCATCGTCTGGCCGAGGATGGCCTTGGACTGGGCGCGGTCGGCCCAATCGACCATCGCCAGGTGCGGCGACTTCTCGCCGCCGCCGACAATCTTCTGGATTTCCAGCTCCATCTCGGCGGGCATGATGGCGCGGGCGTCGTGCCCCAGCGCAGTGACGGCGCGCATCAGACTGGCACGCTCCTCCTGGCTGGCGCCGCTGAAGTACTTGCCGACGATGATCGGCAAGCCGAAGGTTTCGAGAAACTCGGCGAAGTCGCCGATCGCATAGCTCTTGTAGAGGAAGGGCCAGACCAGGACGCGATGCAGGCCCATCCGCCCCAGGTAGCCGGTCTTCGGCTTGCCGTGCGTGTGGAATACCCAGCCGAAGGCGGCCAGCCTGGCGCCGTCGGCGCTGTTGTCGTGCAGCCGCAGCTCGCGGCGGGTCCGGTCGAGACGGAACCATTCCTGTGGCCGGGGATGAAAGGCGGGTAGCAACTCGGCCCCTTCGCGGCGCCACTCCAGCTCGGTCGCGGCAAAGCCGTGGCCGACGCCGTCCATCAGCGCCAGGAACAGATCCTCGATCGGATCGGCGGCGTCGGTGAGTACCTCGGTCAGCCAGTCGGCGTGCTTTTGCTCGGCCGCGCTGGCGCCGCGCGGCGGCATGATCGACCAGTCGAGGCCGATGATCGCCAGCTTGCGCTTGTTGATCTCGGCAGAAAGGTGGGCGTCGCGCTCTTCCATGTCGGCGAAGAGGCGATGTTGCGCCAGCAGGTCGCCGTTGTCGGCCTGGCGCAGCGTGCTGGCCAGGCGCGCCGGCGTCAGACCGTCGAGCATCGGCGTCAGGTAGCTGCGGTCGAGGCTGGCGATGCGGCTGGTCTGTGGCTCGCGAAGGACCGACCGATCGATGGGCTTGCCGAACTGGTCGACCAGTCGCGCGGTGCTTTCCGGTGTAGCCATTACATCATTCTCCTGGAACTGCCGTACTCGCCGTCGTCCGCGGCGTCGGCATTGCCCCGACGGGCGATCGACTGGAAGCCGGCGCCGCCGCCGGCGCCGGCGAAACGCAGGGCGGCGTTCCAGAGCATTTCCAGGGCGTCCGGGCCGTCGTCGTGGTCGGCTTTGGGGAAGTGGCGCAGCTGCTCGATCAGCGTCGTCTGGCTGGGGTGCAGGCGGATCAGCCCGTTGGCCATGTGCGGTTGCAGGGTTTCGATGCGCAGCAGTTTGTCGCTGATCGGCTGCACCGCGCGCGCCGGCACGGGGATGCCGCGCGCGGCGCTGCGCTTGACCAGCTCGGAAAACAGGAAGGCCTGGAACTGGACCGTTTCGACGGCCCACAGCAGACAGCGGTATTCGGCCTGCAGGCTGATGATGTCCTCGATGATGCGATCCGGCAGCCGCTTCTTGATCTGCGCTTCGATCACGTCGAGGATGCCCGTCGCGCGGTTGAAGCCGCCGACGAGCAGGGCGGACGGGTCGCGGCTGGCGCCGGCCTTGCCCAGCGAGGGGTCACAGGCGCCGACCATTCGCCAGTCGGCCAGGCGCGACACCCAGAAGGTGATGACCTTGGCGAACGGCGCGTTGTCGCCGGCGACCGGGTCGTTCTGATACTCCGAGTCGAAGGTGTCGTGGCCGTCGCGGGCACGGATCTTCATCAACGTCAGCAGCGGCCGGGCGGCCCAGGAGACGACCGCGCCGTCTTCCATTTCCGGGTGCAGGGCGTGGAAGGCCATCGCCGGATCTTCGCCCTGGTTGCGCAGGATCTCCTCCCAGCGCTCCCAGAGGTCCATGCGCTCGGGCCACGCCAGCAGCGCCTTGAAGCGCGCGGCGCGCCACAGGGGGTTGGCGAGCGTGCGGCTGAGCACCGAATCGTGATGCAGGATGGTACCGATATAGACCACGTCGAACTTGGCGCCGGCGCCGCCCAGCGGCAGCACGGTCTTGGTCAGCCAGCTCTGCAGCTTGTCGCGCTGCTCGGGATTGCGGACCTGCTCGTCGTTCTCGATGTCGTCCAGCACGCACAGGTCCGGGCGATAGGGGCCGTGCCGCAGGCCGCGCAGCTTCTTGCCCGAGCCGGCCACCTGGACCTTGGCGTCGTTGCGGGTGACGATGGTCGCCGCCTGCCAGACGCGCCCTTGACCACAGCCTTCCGGGAAGTCCATCGCCAGCCGCGGGTTGAACTCCAGCTCGGCCTTGATCGCTTCCAGCATCGGGTACGCCTGGTCGATCGAATCCATGACGATCACCGGGTAGCGCTTGCGGCCGGTGACCAGGCACCAGAGCACGAACAACTGCGACACCAGGGTGGACTTGGCTTCGCCGCGCGGCGCGGCGATGGCGTCGGTTGCTCCCTGGGCGCTGGCGACGATCTCCGGCAGGCGGGCGAACAGGTGCTTGTGCAACTCGCTCTGGTGCGGGCTGCGGACGTAGTGCGGGAAGTAGGTCGAGACGAAGTACTCAAAACTCGTCGTGGCCTGCGCCATGCGCTCGGCGCGCGCGATGGGGTCTGGCGAGAAGCCGGAGACCTCGGCTTCGATGCGCTGCCGCAACTGCGCGGCAAACGCCGCCAGGTCGTTAAACGCCTCCTTCTGGGAGAGCCGTTTGACGCCGGTCGCGCTGCTCACGCCCGCTGTCCCGCGGCATACGCTTCGACGGTGGCGAGCATCTTTTCCGCCGCGGCGGGGTGCAGGCGGACGAACAGCTCGGTCAGGCTCTTGATGGTGGTGTTTTCCGCGGCCAGCCGGTCGGCCTCGGGCATCATCCCCTTGCTGGCGGCGCGCAGCTTGGCGATGGTGTCGCCGAGCGTGGCCATCGCCCGGACGCCCTCGAATGGGTCTTCGGCGCCGGCGGTCTTTTCGAGCAGCGCTTCGCAGCGCAGCAGGCCGGCGGCGATGACGCGGCCGAGCGCCTGCTCGATGCCGCCACCGGACACCAGCAGCGACACCTTCTGGAATTTGTCCCAGTCGTCGGCCGAGTCGCGCGCTTCGCGATACCAGTTGCGGGCGGTGCCAGGCGGTACGCCGACCTTCTCGGCGGCCTGCTCGAGCGGCAGGCCGCCGATGTAGGCGGCCCGCAGTTCCATCTTCTTTTCCGGGCTGTGCGCCATCAGGGCATCTGCCGGCGACCGCACACCACGTCGCGGCCCTCTTCGGTGAGCATGGCGATCTCGTAGCGGTATCCGACCAGGCCGACGTCGGCCAGCCAGGCGAGGTCGGCGCGGACGCGGTCCAGCGTGGCGGCGATGCCGTGCACCCGCTCCAGGTCGTCACGCAGGTCGCGCGGGTTGCAGGTGCCGTCGCGAAACAGCAGGGTCGCCAGCAGGCTGCTGGCGCGTTTCTTGTCGAGCGCGTTCATCCGCGTGCCCCCTCCTTGTGCCGATCCCAGGCCCTTGCCGACCATGGTGTTCATCATCATGCGCATCACGTCGCTCTGCATCTTGGTCTCGCCAACGAGCTGATTGACGGTGGCGGCCAGTTTGTTGATCGACTCGTAGAGCATCGCCACGTCCTTGTGCGTCGGCTGCGCGCGCAGGGTGACCTCGACACTGGCCAGGCGCTCGGCGTGCTGTTCGTACTTCCTGATCAGGTCATCTTCCATGTTGCTCAGGCGATCGTTGGTCACCTTGTTCTGGTTGACGATGTACATGTACGCCGCGAGCCCCCAGGTCAGGCCGAAGTTGGCAACCGCGACGGTGAGCATGATTGTCTGTTGGTCCATCAGAATCCCTTGCTTCGGAGTTCGCGTTCGAGGTCCGACTGGCACTCGACGCAGGTTTGGACGCCAGGCAGTGCGCGGCGGCGTGCTTCGGGTATCGGCTGCTCGCAGACGGCGCAGAAGTCGGCGGCAACGGCTGCCCGCCCAGCCCTGGCGCGGCGCTCGCGAGCCGCCAGGGCGTCGTCGCGCAGCTCCTGTTCGCGGGCGGCCGCGCGGTCAAAGATGTCGCTCATGCGGTGCGCACCGGCAGGGTTGCCGCCAGCACCAGCACACGGCCGGTGGGCGAGAGCGTGGCTTCGCAGCGCAGCAGGTAGGCGGCGCCATCGACCCCGCCGTGCACCGCGTGCAGCACCGCGCCGCCGGCTACCGACGGCGAGCCGGACAGGAC